TCATTTTTGATCCGTGCATTGTAGTCAACGCCTCATCCTGAGCCTTTGTCCATTTTTTACCCATTATTTTTCTCCTTGGTGTCATCGGGGGAAAGTCCCCCAATTTATTTAATTTATTGGTGGAGCGAAGTATGCGAAGCGGGGACGCCCTCTGGCCCCTTGGTTTTGGTCGCGACACTCTATGCCACGATCAGTCTGTAGTGCATCTAAAACGTCAGCACGTTTCCGCCGATCCATATTTGCAAAGGCTGAGACGCTGCGAGACAGGTCACGCTCAGTTAGTCCACCCAGTCCAGCCTTTTCGATACGAGCATAGACTGCCTTGCAGGCTGCATCAAATGGACCTTCAGCCATATTCAAGCGGAACATTTCGATGGCTTGATTGGCGTAGTGATCAACGTAATCGATTGACCACGTCATTGCGTCTGGGCCTATTTCGTCTTGACCCATCGATCTCGCAACAATCAGAGACAGGCGCATCGCGATTTCGCGTGAGCGATTGTACATGGCCTCCAGACCTGTGCCTGTCTCCTTTTTGATGGCAGCTACTAGGCGCTCTTCGTATTCGCGCAGGAGCTTCTTTGCCTCTGGAGTAAAGACCACTTCGATTGGGTGTGGTGGCATATCGTTAATATTGCCTGAATCTAGGTCGCCTTCGTGGGCGTTTGCGTGTTCCTTTGCCCAAGCTGACAGCCGATCAGAGATAGATGAGCGGCGCTTTTCTTGTGACATCTGGACGCCGATATCTGATTTTACGATCAGGAAGCGGTTAAGAAGACCAGACGCCACGTCACCACCACCGATTGCCTGCATAAATTCTGAGGGCGTTGACATGCCGACTAGGGTTAATGACGGGCGCTTTACTACGGTTTCGAGCTTGGCTGCTTCGGATGACTTCATTGTGTTGGTTGCGTAACCCTGCTGCCTTAGAACGCCATCTTGGCGTCCGAAGCATTCCATGATTGCTGTCAAGGCATCGGCCTTGTGTTGCATTCCCTTTGCTGCGGCTGCTTTTAGTTGACGGCCCAGCTCATCGACTACTGAAACATGGGTGGGTTTTTTTGTCAGGGTGGACATGACGCCAGCTCCAGATGTGTATCCAGATGGGCCGATCAGCTCTTCTAAGCCAGCCTCTTCAAGCAGCTCTTCAAGAACAGTCTTTGTATGCTCCTTGCCCGATCCAGTCTCGCCTATGTTTAAAAAGTATAAGCTGGTGAAGTTGCGTTGATCTGTGACCCATCTGCGCCCCATTGCAACTGATCCGAATGCGAGGGCGCACTGAACAGCGAACTGGGGCTGCGGCTTGATGGCGGTTACTGTGTAGTAATTGACCACATCTTGCAGGACGCCCGGTACTGAAAGCATATTTTCTGATATTGAACTGAGTGGCAGGTCTGACTGTTTTGGCTTGGCCATGATGTTAGCCGCTACCACTGCCCCATGTTCGATGGCCTCACGATCATATTCGTGGTTTGGGTCTTGGGTGACGTTCATCATCTGGGCTGCGTCTTTAACTGCCTTACTGACATTTCCAATGTGTTCGTACTGACACCAAAGCTCGAAGGCATCAAAGGTGTGAGCCGAATCAAACGGGTCTGATGCGTGGTGGCTGTAGGCTCTGCCATCATCAAACAATTTTACGCCGGCCAACTTAGATGTGGAGTTTGGCGACAGGTATCTGCCACGGGACGTTGGCTTGTATCCGTACTGAACCAGCAGGGTGTGCATGTCGTGGGTTTCATTGAACTGATCTATAACTGACGTGCCTTCACCTTTTGGGCGTGGCTTTCGTGTTGGCTGAAACTCTTCCTTCTTTTTCCACGGGCAGATGTCCTGTAGCTGTGGGCGAAACTTATCCCACTCTCGCCATAGGGTCAGGAGCTGTGGCGGTAGTTCTGGGAGGCCATCAAAGATCGACCTGCCTGCCCACTCATAGGGACGGCCTGTGTCGGGGTGGATCGATGGGGGCAGAACGTCTTGCACTGAACCAGCTCGAAGCTCGAAGACCACTTCGGTCTTGCGTGGATCGTCTTGGACTGGCCACGATATCTTGTGGGTGATTAGATCGGGTGGTGCTTTAAAGATCAGCTTTCCACGGTTTTCACGACCAATGATTTGGGGTGCTGACTGCATCAGCTCAGAGAAGTCGATGCCCAGCTCTTCAAAGATTATCTTTGTGTGTTCGACGTTGTCAATATCAACAGCACAAGTGCCGCTGGCCCCATGTAGTAGACCTACATTGTGGTTCGGATTCTGCTCGTAATACAGCCGCGCTGCATCAGGATCAGACAATGCTTTTTCTGGTTGCTGCCACCCAAATCTCGTTGGGCCTTTTGAGCCTGCGGGGATCGTGACTAGATACCAACCTAGTTTGGCGCAGTAGTCTTCAAGTGGAAATTTCATTCTGCCTCGCTTAGATATTCACTAAGTTTTTTCCACGTTGTGAGGCTAATTTGCTCATTGCCTGTGGCGATTGATTTTACAGTGGGGTGGGATAGTCCACACCGCTCCGCAACGACAGTCAGGCGGCGATCTTGGAGCGCGACCCTTATATCGTCGATTGGTATTAGTTTTTGCATTTCTCACCTTTTTTGCGATTATGTACAAAAATATCTTTACTCCCTGAAACAATTTCTGTAAACCGATTTTTGTAGAGAGTGAAAAAAAAGTTGAATCGAAAGGAAATTGCAGTGAGCAATATCGATGGGTTGGCCTCCGAATGGCTAGAAGTAAAGGCGCAAGAAAAAAAGATTATCGCACTGCGCCACGCGATAGAAGAGCAGATCACCGCAGCCCTAGAGGCAAAGGGTGAAGGCTCAACATCCCACAAGTTGGAAGCACACAAGGTTACGCTGACACAGCCCGTGTCCCGTAAGATTGATCCAGTTGCGTGGGAAAAAATCAAACACAAAATACCTGAGAGTATGCACCCAGTTAAGGTGACTTTGGCCGCTGATTCGGTTGGCTGTCGCTACTTGGCTGAGAAGGAGCATCGCATGTGGGCAAAGGTTGCCCCAGCGTTCGAGACTAAGCAGGGCAAGATCGGCGTTAAAGTAGAGGTTCTGTAGTGACCCTCACTGACGTCGAGCTTGAGATGCTAATTAAGGCGTTCAAAGGGGTTACCTTTTTGGACGGCCTAAAGCAAAGCCCAGACCAAATACGTCTGGAGCGTAAATTGAAATGGTGGCGCGACCACCCAGATTTGGAGTTTGTATAATGCGTACTATTGATGAAATTTTAGACGAGGTATTTGCCCTCGTATTTGGGAGGGATTGGTAATGAAATTTAATGAAAAAGAAACTGAAATTCTTATTTCTGCAGTATCAACTTTTACTGGGGTAAAAACTCGCTCCCAAAAAGAAGTAAAATGGGAAGAAGTTATTCATTTAATTAAAAGGCTCGAAGTTTCTTTAAGACAGAAGCGTGTATGGGCCAAGAACTTTCAAGGAGCATAGCAATGGCTATTAATTTAAAATCACTGTCGAAGCCGACAGGACAACGTCCGGTCATAATGACCCTCTTCGGCGAGGGCGGGATGGGAAAAACCACGCTGGCAGCAATGATGCCGGGGCCAGTTGTGTTCATCAGAACTGAGGATGGCACAGCGTCACTGACAGGTAATGATAATGTCAGCCTGTTCCCACTGGCGACATCCAGTCAGGAAGTATTGGACGCTATTGAAACTCTTGGAACAGAGAAGCATGAGTTTAAGACGCTGGTTATTGACAGCATAACTCAGTTGGCAACCTTGATCGAAAGCGAGATAGTTGCAGCCGATCCTAAAGCCAAGAGCATAAATCAAGCGGCTGGAGGATTCGGGGCGGGGTACGGTGCTGCCTCAGAAATTCATCGGCAGGTGCGGGAATATGCGGGGAGTTTGGCTTATGAAAGCGGTATGAACGTGGTATTCTTAGCTCACGCAGATGTCGAGACATTGACCCTTCCTGATATGGATCCTTACAATCGATACGTCTTGAAGCTCCATAAAAAGTCTCAAGGACATTGGACTGACAACGTCGATCTAGTTGGTCTAATCCGACTGAAGACATTTACGCGCGGCGATGGCGATAAGAAACGTGCCATCTCCACAGGTGAGCGTGAGATCCTGTGCTTTCCGCAGGCATCATCAGTTACTAAAAATCGCTTTAATATAGATTCTCCCCTTCCATTTACGTTCGATGGTGGGAACCCTTTCAACCAATTTTTACCAAACCAAAAGGAAAACTAAAATGGACTTAAATGGATTTAACGCGCTGGATTTTGAACCAGCAACATCATACGAACCGCTGCCAGCGAATTGGTATAAGTGCGTCATCACTGACACTGAAAAAAAGCCAACGAAGAAGATGACGGGATCATACCTTCAGCTAACTATTGAAGTGATCGAAGGCCAACACGCGGGTCGCAAGGTGTTTGACAGACTAAACTTAGATAACCCGAACAGCGTTGCGGTACAGATTGCACAGAGCAGCCTTTCCAGTATTTGCCGTGCTATCGATGTTAACAATCCACAGGACAGCGTTGAGCTGCGTGACAAGCCCCTGATGGTAAAGTTGGCTGTGAAGCCAGCGGATGGCGAATACGGAGCGTCTAATGACATCAAGGGCTATGACGCAGTCGGTGGGGCGACTACGGCTCCAGCTCCTGCGGATGTAGCTGCCACGGCATCTACAGGATCTGCCTCACCACCTTGGGCAAAGAAGTAGAGTTCTATTGAAGGATGGGGTGGCAAGTCTGCCCCATTTTATGAATAGAAGGAGAAGCGCGTGAAACTTGATATATACTCTAACCCAAAAACGATTGAGGCGATTTACCAGCACTATAAAGTGCAGCGTAAAAACGAGCATCGGCCACACTTAGGTGGATCACAAATTGGGAACGAGTGCAGCCGCGCGCTGTGGTATCAATTCAGACACGCTTGGAGGCCCAGCTTTGATGGCCGTATGTTGCGCTTGTTTGAGACAGGTGACCGCGAAGAGGATCGCATTGTGGCAAACCTACGTGCCGTTGGCGTTACTGTCTGGGAGCGTGACCCAGATACTGGTAAGCAGATTAGGTTCGAGGGATGCGGAGGCCACTTTGCATTGAGCCTCGACGGCGTTGGTCAGGGATTTGCGGAGAGTGAAGAGCCACATACCTTGGAGTTCAAAACAATGAACGACAAGAACTTTAAGTCTCTCAAGAATTTAGGTTGCAAGAAATCCAAGCCAATCTATTGGGCGCAATGCCAAATCGGTATGCATCTGGGCGACATCGACAGATGCTATTTCTTTGCAGTAAATAAAAATAACGATGAAATGTATGGCGAAGTCATAAAGCGCGACAAGGCTGTGGGTGGATTGCTTATCAGCAAAGCCAAGAACATTGTGTTTGCCGCCACGCCCCCCTCCAAGCTGCACGAAGATCCAAGCAATTGGCAGTGCAAGTTTTGCAGCTACTGGGCGGTTTGTCATGGGTGCAAGATACCAGAAGTGAGCTGTCGGACGTGCAGCCATGTGACGCCAGAGCAAGATGGGACGTGGAGCTGCGCGAAGGGCAAGCCAGTCCAGACGTGTGAGGAACATTTATACATCCCACAGATCATGCCGAAAGATTTTGTAGTTACGGATGCTGGTGATACGTTTGTGGAATATGAAGATCAGGACACTGGCGAGGTTATTCGCAACGAGAACAACAGCCAAGCTATTTTTGATGAAAGGATGCAGTGATGGACCATAAAGATCTAGAAGAGATTATTTCGATTATGTTGGACGTATGCCCTGACAAAGTGACCACAAAAGATATGTCAATTATTATAATAAATCTGTTGATTCATAGACAGAAGGCACACCACTGGCTGTCCATACAATCAAATGTTGCTGAGATAATTATTGAACATTTGGTAAAGAGTTCCTTGGAGGCAGAGGAGCATCAAAACAACATAACGGCCATTGAAGATGCCAATGATTTTTTGGAGAAAATTCGTAATGACGT